TCTTTTACTGTCTGGTCGTGCAGGAATAGGTAAGACTACTATTGCAAAGGCTATGCTAGAAGAGATTGGTTCTGACTATATAACCATTAACGGTTCTATGAACGGTAATATCGATACACTTCGATATGAAATTTCTAACTTTGCTTCTAGTGTATCTTTCACTGGCGGTCGCAAGTATGTGATCCTAGACGAAGCAGACTATCTAAATCCTAATTCTACACAGCCAGCACTTCGTAACTTTATGGAAGAGTTCTCGAAGAATTGTGGCTTTATCATGACCTGTAACTTTAAGAACAGGATCATTGAGCCTCTACATTCACGTTGTAGCGTTGTAGAATTCGCAATCGAAAAGGGCGACAAGCCTAAACTTGCTTCACAGTTCTACAAGCGTGTTTGCAAAATACTAACTGATGAAGGTGTTACTTATGATCAAAAATCTGTGGCTGAACTTGTGCAATTATATTTCCCTGATTGGCGCAGAGTGCTTAATGAATTACAGCGTTATGCTACTACTGGTAATATTAATGCTGGCATCCTAGCCAACAAATCTGGTGATAGTATCAGTGGTCTCATCGATCTGATGAAGAGCAAAGATTTCACTGCCACACGTAAGTGGGTTGCTGAGAACATTGACGTAGACTCTGCTGTTCTGTATCGCCAACTATATGATGTATTACCATCTAAGGTAAACTCTACTCAAAGCGTAGCAGACGCCATCATAATCCTATCTGAGTATCAGTACAAAGAAGCATTTGTTGCAAACACTGAAATCAATCGAGTTGCGGCTCTTGCCACTCTTATGGCTGAAGTGGATTGGAAATGATCAATCTTGCAGGAGAGTACATCTTGACAGCGGATGACATAGCTCATTCTCTGTTGGAACATTATGACACTCGGTATACCATTAAGATCGAAGATTCGACAAAGATGGGTTTTAGACTCATTAGCGATAAAGGATTACTAGAGAAGGAGTCTGATTCGGTACATGAAAAGTCTGGTGTATATGCCATATTCAAAGATCATCATTGTTTGTATGCAGGTCAATCTGGAAAGAGCATGGGTAACAGACTCGGTAGATTTGTGAAAGAAGTTCGTAGATTATCTACGAGTAAAGAGAAGCATTCTGCTGGTAGAAAATACCGTGAGATGTGGGGTGAAGACTTCTCGGACATGACTGTAGAGGTCTATTATCTAAAAGAACAGGTTAATGTCAAGAGATATGATGTTGAGCAATCTATGATCCGTATACTCAAGCCTTTGCTTAATGTGCGGGGTAGGTAATGAAACTTAATCCTTTCAGTAAGACTGCGGATAAGATATGCTTAATGTGTGAATCTTCAGTTGGTAAGAACCCCGCTGAAGTTCGTTACAAATACCGTGACGGTGAAGGTGTTGCGTATCTGTGTAAAGAATGTAGTGATAGTGTCAACCAAGATACTATTGACAAGGAGCATAACGATGAGTTCTCCGTTTGAATATGTAAACAGTATAAATTTTACCAAGAAGAACATGATGCGTGATAGTGAGAATGATGTACTCGCTGAGAAGGGCTACGAGCCATGGCTTGTGAACAAAGCTTTGTCTTACTTTCCCGACACCATACTTCACGCAAATCTAATGAATCAGTGTCACCATCTGGATAAGCGACCCCAGTACGAGTGTCTTATAAATAGCATTAGACCCAAGAAGAGATTCAGCAAATGGGTTAAGAATGCTAGTAATGAGGAACTTGAATTGGTGTGTAACTATTATAAATGTAATAGAATTATCGGTCAAGAATATCTATCTTTGTTGTCTAGTGAGCAGTTGGGCATTATGAAACAACAACAAGACACAGGTGGAATTAAAAAATGAACTTAATAGATAAACTCGTTGAAGTGACTTTGCCTAACGAAGAAAGTTTCCTTAAGGTAAAAGAGACCTTAACACGTATCGGCATTGCATCAAAAAAAGAACAGAAATTGTTTCAATCATGTCATATCTTGCATAAGCAGGGTAAGTACTACATTGTACATTTCAAAGAACTATTCATGTTAGATGGTAAAACTAACGACTTCTCTGAAGAAGATCGGGCACGTAGAAACATGATTGTTACCTTGTTAGAGGAATGGGAATTAGTCAAATCAGTTGACGCTTCTAAGATCGTAGAGCCAGTCGCTCCGCTATCGCAGATTAAGATTCTTCCTTTCAAAGAGAAAGACCAATGGGAGCTTATAGCTAAGTATAGCATAGGCAAGAAGCGATAACACTTATATAATTTAGCACAAGGATTTTGATCATGAGTACCGAAGACGTAACCAATATGTGGAACGCTAACTACACACAAACTTTAGTTTCCAATAATATGACTTGGGATATAGGGCATCAGATGGGTGTCGCATTGTCTATAGCAGACCAAGACGAACTAAAGATTTATAGACTCTTTCCAGAAGCACACTTACCCGTCTATGGTAGCGAATGGGCGGCATGCTTTGACTTGTCAGCATCTATTCGTGACGCAGATACCATCGCAGTATATTCTAACAACAACACCAAAACTAAACGTCCCACGCATGAACTCTTAAACGGAACACGAGGCATCACTATCTATAGTGGTGAACGATGTCTAGTACCAACTGGTTTAGTATTCGACTTAGATGAAACACAGTCTCTAAGAATTCACCCACGTTCAGGTTTAGCTTGGAAGAATGGCATTACGGTAGCAAACTGTGAAGGTATTATTGATGCAGACTATGTTGACCAAACATTCGTTATGCTACACAACATATCTAGCGATCCATTCCCAATTCTTGACGGCATGCGTATTGCTCAAGGTGAAGTTGTAGTGACTAAACCACAGATGGTGTTCACTGTAGTTGAAGCAGAGCCAAAGTCTAAGACAGATCGTAAAGGCGGATTTGGTTCAACGGGAGTTTAGTTATGCAACAACAATCTTTTAGATTCTACGATATAGATCCAGAGCAATTATCATTTGACTTTCCAGTGCAACAACGGTCATATGTACAAACCGATTTGTTCACAACAGTTGATGGTAGTTATCTCCCAACTGGGAATGCATATCTTACCGTGAGTAATTCAGACGGTGGTGAGGCGGCAAGGATAGACGATACAGGAATCAGTCTTAGAATGGAAAACAAATCTTGGCTAAAAACTAAAGTTGCTAATTGGTTAGGAGTTAAGTACCTATAACCATGCTTTCCTGTAATGCTAGTCATTACGAAATATCATGAAGTTTTTCATCAACATCAGCATAAATCATGTATAAATACTTGTGTGTTGCCTTCGGGGACACATAACAATAACCCTTGCTTAACAGGAGGTCAATAATGACTTATATGCAAACACAGTACGATCCATTCACAACCGTAGGATTCGATAGAATCTTTGAACGCATCCAAGCGATGAATCAAACACCCTACGATAGAGGTGCTAGTAACTATCCGCCATATAATATCACGAGAGAAAGTGATACAACGTATATCGTTGAAATGGCAGTTGCTGGATTCACTGAGGAATCTCTTGACATTCAAGTCAAAGAAGGTATCCTAACAGTCGAAGGTAAGGTTGAGGACTCTGAAGATAAAGAGTACATTCACAAAGGCATTGCCGCTCGTGCTTTCACGAGAACCTTCACACTTGCTGAAACAGTGATTGTGAAAGATGCAGGACTTGAGAATGGTATGCTTCGTATCTTGTTAGAAAACGTCATCCCAGAGGAGCAGAAGCCCAAGAAGATTAAGATTGGTCAGAAGCTTGATGTTGGGAAAAAAGAACTACTTCAAGAATAGTAGTGACATTAGGGTGGGATGTGGATCAAAAGTTTACATCTCACTCTTTAATTACATATTTGTAAAGGAGCAAATAAAGCTTATGAAAAAGGCAATCTCTTTCATTAAGAGTTGCGATGGTGAATTCTGCGACATGATATCTCAATTATCATTGTTAGCAATGTCCACCTTTGTAATAGCTAGTTGTCTATCAACACTAGCATAAGATCCATGACACCAGCGGTGGACTAATCTAGACCACCGTTTTTCAGTTTTAAGACTTGACAATGGCACTAAACCGTGCTATAATGTATACATCAAATGATTAATTGTGAGAGACTATATTATGCAAACTGTACAAAGCCTACCCACCCTCTACAAACGTGATAGTAAAGGTAAGATACGAGTACTGACTATAGAAGTCGGGCTAGTTGAATATGGTTTTCCTACCAATACTGAAGACCTGTTTGGAACTAGATCAATAGCTGGATTGCAAGAAGGTAAGTTAGTTACCTCTGGATGGAAAATCAGCGAACCTAAGAATGTCGGTAAAATCAATGGCACGACATCACGTACTCAAGCCGAATCAGAAGCCCAAGCGAATTGGGACAAGAAGGCAGAGAAAGAGTACTTCCCAAAAATA